GAGGAAGCCTGAGTCAGTCGCGGAAGTTTTGCTTTGCGCAACGAAGATCGATCAGGTTCGCAAGGTGATGTACGCCGAGATTGAGCGAATGCGGCTGCAGTCGGAGCATGTCAAGGCACTGTCGACGGCAATCAACAAGCAGATCACCTTTGCCCACAATGGCGGGTCGATTCGGTGCATCGGAAGCGACAAGCCGTTCAGCGGTTTGAATCCTCACATGATCCTGATGGACGAGAAGCACGAATGGCGGGAGCATCACCGAAAATTCTATGACACCATGATGACTGGTTCCGGCAACCGAGTTCAGCCGCTGATCGGTGACTTCACGACCGCAGGAGATGACACGTCGCAGCTATGGCAGGAAGATTATGATTACGCGACGGGCGTGGCTCGTGGTGACTTTGAAGACGAAACATACTTTTCCTACGTCTTCGAACTGGATGAAAACGACGATCCGCTAGATGAGTCGCTATGGATCAAAGCAAATCCAAATCTAGGCGTTTCAATCCCAACGCAATACTTGAGGGAAGAAGCGGCACAGGCGAAAACATCGCCAGTCGCCCTGAATCGGTTCACTCGGTTCCATTGCAATCGCAAGGTGTCATCCTTTGATCGATTCATTCTGCCTGATGAATGGGATACCAACGCCGATGAGTTGTCAGACTGGTCGAACGCAGATGCAATCACAGCAGGCATTGACCTCGGCGGCCGAGACGACCTTGCCTCAATTGGTATCGTCGCACGGTTCCCGATGGATGAAGACGACAACGGCAAAACGATCTGGAGATATGAAGCGTTTTCGCGGTCATTCATCGTGGAAGATACTCACCGAGACCTGAAGAAGCAGCCGTTTGCCGGATGGGTCGCAGATCGCAAACTGAAGGTCTGTCGATATGTGGTGTCGGCTCTGCGGGATGAGTTGTTGCAGCTTGCGGACGGCCTCGGAATCAGGGCTGTCGCTTACGACCCATACAATGCAGCTCAGTTAGGCGATGAAATGTCACAGGCTGGGCTTGAGGTTCTGAAGATGCCTCAAAACCATTTTCATTTCAACGAGCCGATGGAAGAGATGGCGGCCGCAATTCGTGAGCATCGATTTAGACCAGACAAATCTGATTCCATTCTTCGTTGGTGTGCGTTGAACATGATGACGACAACGAACGCACAAGGTAAAATGATGCCCGATAAGAGGAACAGCAGTGAGAAAATTGATGCGGCGGTTGCTGTGCTAATGGGGCTGAGATTAGCAATGCTGGCTCCGTCACGTCCTTCTGGTTCATTATTCATCCATTGAAAGCCCCAAATATGGACCTGTTTCGACGGTTTATCACCAGAATTGGCACGGGTTTGAGTGCTTTCTTCGGCACCACGCCGGAGTTTGGCTCATCTAAGATCACCCCGCGCCGAGCACTCGAATATGCACCAGTCTGGTACGCAGTGAACAAGATCGCGGGGCACTTTTCGCAGTTGCCGATCAATTGCCATCGCAGGTTGGAGCGAGGCAGCACGATTGAGCGAAATCATCCAGGGCATAAACTGGTTCATACGCGGCCAAACGAATACCAGACGGCTCCAGAGTGGAAAATGTTTGCCGCACCAAGTTTGCTGCTGTATGGCAATTGGCGGTGCCTGATTGTGCGTGAAGGATCGCGGCCGGTCGGGTTGTATCCGTTGCTGCCTGACCGATCCGGCAGCGAATGGTACGAGGGCAAGCGGTATCACGGCACTGTTCTTTGCAAGCACGAGCCATTGGCAAAGATGCTGGGCGTCAAGGAGGACAGCCAGACAGTTTGGTTTCCAGATGAGGACGTGTTTTTCGTGCATGGCCTCGGCATGGACGGATTGATGGGGCTGAACGCGTCCGCGGTGATGGCCAACAGCCTCGACGCGGGACTGTCGGCTGAAGATCAGGTCCGCAATCTGGCCAAGAAAGGCTTTAGCGGTTCGCTGATTCTTGAATCACCAAATGGCATGTTCCGCAATGAGGAAGAAGCCAAAAAATTCTTGACCATGTTTCGAGAAGCCCATGACGGATCGGAGAACACTGGAAAGACCGCGATGCTTCGCGAGGGCATCAAGGCCAATATGGTGTCAATGTCCGGCAAGGATAGCCAGTGGATAGAACAGAGGCTTTTCCAGCGTCAGGAGGCGGCCATGTGGTTCTGCCTAGAGGAGATCATCGGGGATGACTCCAGCGTGAGCTACAACAGCCTGGCAGAAAAGCATCTGGCCTACTTGACCAACTGCCTCAATCGATGGCTTGTGCATATCGAGGCGGCGTGCAATCGAGCTTTGCTGACAGAACGCCAGTTGACTAGCGAGACGCACTATTTCAAGTTCAACACGAACGCTCTAATGCGAATGGACCCGTTGAAGCAGGCGGAGTACCTGACAAAGCTAATCGCGGCCACGGTAATGTCGCCCAATGAGGCTCGTGAAAAGCTGGAAATGAATCCCTACGATGGCGGGGATGAATACAAGAATCCAGCGATTACGGTATCGGACCCGCAGGAGGAGCCGGAAGACATCGTTGAAGATCCGGAGCCGGAGGACGATCCGGAAACGGAAGCACTGCGGAGGATGGCCGTAATATCACGTTTGCGGCCATTGCTGGCGATTGAGCAGCAACGAGTGGCGGCCGCAATGAAAACCAAGCAGCCCATTGCATCGATCGAGCGGTTCTATGGCAAGTGGCAGCATACGCTGGGCGATGTGTGCGAACAGCTCGGAGGAACGCCATACGCGGCGGCAGAGCATTGCAAGATTTCACAGGATGCCCTGATCGAAGTCATGACCAAGACCAGCGCAAAGGCGTTACCTGATGCCGTTGGTGAGCTGACTGCATCGTGGGGCGAAAGGGCAGAGGAGCTGGCGGATTACATTCTCGGGGTGCCAGTATGAATGAAGGATTCATTGCTGACAGAGCAGAATTTGAATGGCTCGGCAGTCGTGCAGGCGGCTGGCAATTCGGTGAGCAAGGCATTCTGGTAGCACTTGCCAACACTGTCGGACAGGCTGACCAGTGCGTTGAGATTGGTGCCGGAGATGGCGAATCGCTGCCGCTGACAATCGACCCGTTCTATCAGTACGGGCTGGAATGCGTGCTTTTCGAAAGAGAAACCGAGTCGCTGCAAAAGCTGCAAGAGAAATACCCAAAAGCCAAACTGCGTGGTGAGTTTTGTTTGGATACCACTGCGAACATTGCGAAAGCTCCGCTGGTTTGCGTCATCGACGTGGACAGCATTGACAGCGTCATTATGGAGCAGGTGCTGAAATGGCATCAGCCTCAGATCCTGATGGTTGAGCACTTTGATCGATCCCATCCAGCGAACACTCAGCAGGTTCATCGGGTTCCGCAGTGGGTTTTGGGCCACGTCATCGATGGTGGTTTCACAATTCAGGACAACGCCGCAACGCTGAACAGCATTGCGAAAACGTACAATTACACGCGGCTCGGGACGACGCGAGTCAACTCAATTTTCGTTCATAATTCTTTAGTCGAAAAGGTTGCGAGTCATGTACCAAGCTGATCACGAAACTGGTGAAATCTTTTTGTACGACGCAATCGGCTCCTCGATGTGGGGCATGATCGACGCGGCGACAGTGCTGCCGGATCTCGCCAAGATGAGTGGCAAGCGGGTGACGCTGCGGATCTCATCCCCAGGCGGAAGCGTGGACGAAGGACGGGCAATCTACAACGCACTCAAGCGACATCAAGGCGGCGTCGATGTGGTTGTCGATTCATCGGCCTACTCAATCGCCAGTTATATCGCGATGGCTGGCGATCGGGTTGTGATGGCAAAAAATGCCATGATGATGGTTCACAATCCCTGGACAATGGCGATGGGCAGTGCGGCCGAGCTGCGAAAGACGGCCGATGTTCTGGACAAATACCGTGATTCAATCATTGATGCCTACACGGACAGGACGAAAAAAGACCGCAAGAAAATGATGAGCATTCTTGATGCGGAAACATGGTACACGGCATCGGAAGCTGTGGCGGCTGGCTTTGCGACTGAAGTTGGCGACATCATTGTTGACGCTCCTTCATTCGCGAAGGCCATGTACGGCGGAAAGCCAGACGCCGATCAGAAGCACGGCCCATTCGCAGGCAGTCGGACACCGGCGACGCTTGCCGCAAAGGAAATCAGGCTTCAGCAGATCAAGGCAATGTTCGGGCGATAACATGAAAACAGCAGTGATCGTTGGGCAGAATCAACCAGATTTTTACCTGCAGGAGATCGTGAACGAGCATGATCGTGTGATCATCTTTGAGCCACTCCCAGATGCGGCAAAAGCCTGTCGAGAATTCTGTTCCGATATGCCCGGCGTGATCGTTTTTGAAGCGGCATGTGGAGAGGCATTTAGCAACGCCGGGTTTAATTGCTACAACGTGGATGGCCTGTCTTCATCGCTCGGCACAATCTCAGCCGATGCCGTGCAGTTGTACGGTGAAGACTATGACCTGTCACTGACAGCCACGATTGATGTGCAGGTGTTGCATCTGGGATTCATGTTGCAAATGATGGGCGTTGAGACGATCAATCTGCTGTTCATCGACGCACAAGGCATGGACTTTACGATCCTCAAAACGGTCGAGCCGTGGTTGGCTGAATCGCGTTTGAATACGGTTCAGATGGAAGCAGACGGCATAGGGTTCATTCATTATCACGGACTGCCGGACAACAGCGAGGACAACATTCGGGAATGGATGAAGCAGTTTCCTCAATACGCAATCAGTCGGCTGGATGGTCGGCGTGAAGAGCAGCCGGATTTGTTTTTGCAGTTGACAGGCAAGCAGAAACCTGTTTAGATATTGGCACGCGGGGAGTCATCCCGCACAATACACGAATTTTTCGAGCAACTCGTTAGCGGCGCGAAAAAGTCATGCGAAACATTTCGCCGACTTTTTGAGCCGCTTTTTTCATGGCCTGAGTCGGCATCACAACTGACTTAAAGGACCGTGAAATGATTTGGAGTCTCAAGGTAATTCGCGAACAGATCGACGAAGAACTCGGCAAAGTTGATGCCATCGTCGCTCTTGCAAAAGAAGAAAACCGCGATTTGTCGGCAGAAGAAACAGCCGAAGTGGATCGCATTCAGGGCACCGACGACAAGCCTGGCGTTCTGCAGAAGTTGTACGCCGATGAGAAGCGTGCTGCTCGCATGTCACAGAACTCAGCCGCCCGAGTTCGCTCCATTGGCTCAATTGAAGTCGGCGGATCAACCGCAGGCAATTCAATTGCTGCATCTGAGCCGCCTCGCATCAAGGTTCCAGCAACCGCCAAGCGTCACGGCACCGTCAAGCACTTCAAAGGGCCAGACGCAGAGGCAAACGCCTATCTGACCGGCCGTTTCCTGATGGCTGCCATTGCAAACCATGAGCCGTCAAAGATGTGGCTCAAGGAACATGGAATCCAGATGGCTGGAGCCAGCGACGACAACTCAAAGGGCGGCTATCTCGTTCCAGAAGTTCTGGAAAACGCGATGGTTGACCTGAAGGAAGAGTACGGACAGTTCCGGCAGTATGCTCGCAACTGGCCGATGTCTTCCGATGTGAGCTTGATTCCACGTCGAGTTAGCGGGTTTACGACCTACTTCGTGGGCCAGAACGACGCAATCACGGCATCAGATACCGTGATGGATCAGGTTCGGCTGGAAGCGAAGAAACTGGCAGCGATGACTCAGTTTTCCAGTGAGCTGAGCGAAGATGCCATCATCTCCGTTGCTGACTTCTACGCTCGTGAGTTTGCGTATGCACTCGCAGTCAAAGAAGATCAGTGCGGATTCCTTGGCGACGGCACCAGCACCTATGGCGGGATCGTCGGGCTGGACGGTGCGTTGGCTGCTGGTTCGATTGCGACCGCAACAGCAATAACGACAGCCGCAGCCCTGACAATCACGCACTTTGAAGCGTGCATTGCCAAGTTGCCTCGATTCCCAGGCATTCAGCCAGCGTGGTACATGCACAACAGCATCTACCATACAACGGCTGGCCGATTGCAGTTTGCTGCTGGCGGGAATGCTGTCAGCGACTTGGCAGGCGGTTCACAGTTGCAGTTCATGGGTTATCCCGTGCGACTGATCAACGCGATGCCATCAGCCGCCGCAACCACTGTAAAGGTTGCCTACTTTGGCGACCTGAGCATGGCGGCCACCATGGGCACCCGTCGCGGTGTCACCCTGCGAGCGGATGAGTCAATCTACTTTGCTCAGGACGCCTTGGCGTTGCGAGTCACGGAACGATTCGACATCAACATCCATGAACGCGGAACAGCATCCGTTGCTGGTCCAATCGTAGCTCTGCAGATGGGCTAATAGTTGATCCACTCGTCGCTCCGGGTGGACCCGGCCGGAACGCTGGCTTGCTGGCGTTCCGGTCTTTCAGGAATCAAACACAAATCAATTTCGCATAAGGGAACACGATGAAGAATCAACAGGTTACTTCTGCCGTGATTGCACTGTCTGCACAGACAGCAGCAGCGACAGCGACGGTTGCAGGAACAATCGTCGACATGAAAGGGGCAGACTACGCGACAGTGATCGTGCTGACATCTGCCGCAGCAAACACGAACGCCGCACCAGTCGTTGTCAAGATTCAGGAATCAGACACGACCACGACGACTGATTTCACTGACATCAGCACGAGCACAATGCAGTTGTCTGTGACACTGTCAACAGCAACGGGACGTGATGCCAAGTTTCACATCAACAACGATGGCACGCGAAAGCGTTACATTCGTCTCTTTGCGACGCCTGGCACGCACACTACCAACAGCGTCGTGTCGCTGGCTGCAGTGGCAGAACTGGTTCTCGATGTGGCTCCGTCTGGCACAACAGGTCAGGCTGACTTCGTCGCGATTGGCTGAGTTGTATTCATAACACCCGGAGCAAACGAGTGACCTCAAAATCTGTGAAAGTGTGCGGCATGATGACCTCGCCGCGGTATGTTAATTGCCTTTGCCGAGATTACATCGACGCAGCATTTGTGGCGGCAAAAATACCCTTGCAGGATTCGCAGGGCGTGTTTTACGGCCAGTGTATGCAACGAATGCTGAATCATGCGATTGAAAAGGATGTCGACATTGCTGTGCTCTGTGATGGCGATTCGCTTTTCACAGATCGCGACATCATGCGGCTCCTGCAGACGCTGGAATCGAATCCGCATATCGACGCACTGGCATCCATGCAGATCCGGCGTGGAAACAAAACGATGCTGGCCAGCATCAAGGGACAATCGACAGCAGAAGTGCGTGGGGAGCCTTTGCAGGTTTCAACCGCACATTTCGGGCTGACTGTAATTGACCTGCGGAAACTTAAAAACGTTCCGAAGCCGTGGTTTTGGTCGAAGCCAGATGAGGACGGCGAATGGGGTGATCTTCGGATCGATGACGATATCTGGTTCTGGAAGCAATGGGAAGCGGCTGGCAACACGGTCTATCTCGATCCGCAAACGCGAATCGGACACATGGAAGAAATGGTTGTCATGGTCGAGCCGCAGACATATGAGGCAGTTCACGCTTACCCGAACGAATGGATCGAATCATGCAGGTCGAACTGATACAGGACTGGCGGGGCTATCGAGTCGGTGCCCGGTTTCCTATGGAAGTGATCGGCGGAGGTGTCTTTGATGTTCTGCAACGTAACCGAGTGGCTCGATTACTACCCGAGCCAGACGACCAGAATCAAGGATCAGGAAATCCGGTCAACAGTCCGCGTGGTGACTCCACCGACGACCGAGCCAGTGACAATCGCAGAAGCGAAAACGCAGCTCAACATCGGGGCAAGCGACGATAGCCATGACACCGAACTGGCAGCGTTGATCGCGGCGGCCAGAGAGGAATGGGAGCGAGATACCTCAATTGCATTGATCACAAGAACGCTGGAACATCGGTTGCCGAAGTTCCTGACTGTGATTCAGTTGTCGGTGCGGCCAGTGATCGCCATTTCATTTGTGAAGTACACAGACGCACTTGGCGTTGAGCAAACTGTTTCTTCGGCTGATTACTACCTTGATGGCGACGAAGTCAGATTCCTCAGCACCTTCACAAATCCGACACTGCAGGACCGAAGCGAGGCCGTGCGAGTGACCTATACAGCCGGATATGGCAGCAGCTCAAGTGCTTGTCCGGAGATGGATCGAATGGCGATCAGGTTGAGCTTGGCTCATCGGTTCGAGGATCGCGACATGATTTCAGCGGCCGGGGAACGCAAAGCCTATGAAGCACTTGTCGCAAAGAAAATGAGGGCAAGCTATCCATGAGCTTCCGTCCTGAAAAACGATTTCGACTTGGAACAATGCGGCATAAGGTGACGGTCAGTGTTGAGACGACAACGCAGGACGGAGCTGGGCAGCCAGTTGTGACAATGGTCAACTGGCTAGTCGATGAACCAGCAAAGTTCGAACCGACGACCGGCGGCGAAGGAGCACAGGGGCGTCAGGTGGAGGCTGGAATCACTGCGATATTCACGGTTCGATATCGCAGCGGGTACACGCCAGAAATGGCCGTAACATTTGACGGGCAAAGATATTTCATTGTCCACGTCAAAGCCGTTCAGGGTATGGATCGTTACCGAGAGCTTTACTGTAAATCGGTGGTTTTGTAATGGCTGCACGAACAAGCGTCGGGTTCTCAATGGCAGGTGCGGAAAAGCTCGTCAAACAGCTTGAAGCATTGGCGATTGAGGTACGCGAAAAAGTCGGTCAGCAGGCATTGACGGCAGGCATGGTGCCAGTGCAGACCGCAGTGCGATCGAATTCACCAGAAAGCAGCAACACGAGATCACGCGAAAAGCAGTCGAGCAAAACGAAGAAGAAGTGGTCTGGGTCTAAAAAGCTGAAAGACACGATCCGTTCAGTTGTCCGAACACGTCGAAAAGCCGGAATCACGGCGGGGCTGATCGGGCTGGTTGGCCCGTCCTACAGTGAGGGCGGAGGGCATGGAAACCTGTTTTCCAGAGACCACAAGCGGAAGGTTCTGTGGGGTCGCGATGCCGGATCAACTCGCAGTGTGAATCAGTTTGTGAAGCGAGCTGCTGATGAATCAAGCGGCCAGGCTGAAGCGGCCGTTGTTAGTGCTTTGAAAACGGGAATCGATCAAGCGGCAGCGAGGTCAACCAATGGCTGATCTCGGCAGTGCAGTGAGAGGGTATCTTGCAGCAAATGCTGGCGTTCTGGCGTTAGTCTCAACGCGGATTTTCCCAGACGTGCTGCCGCAGGGCTATTCAATTCGGACGGGCGGTTCGCTGACCTACACAGTGATCAGCACAACTCACGATCATCTGATCAACGGGCTGGCTGGTATTGCCAGAAGCCGCATGGAGTTTACAGCGTTCGCGTCGACAAGGGCTGGAGCCAATGCGATCGCAGAGGCTGTTCGGGCGAGCAGTTTAGAGGGTTACATCGGAGCAATGGGCGGGGTAACAATCGAGTCTGTGATGATTTCAGGAGGCATACAAACGCTCGATGAGCGGCCAACGGACGGATCACAGGAACATCGGTATTTAACGGTTTTTGATTACATGATCGCATATGGGGAGACTCGCTAATGACCTTTCGCTTCCGCACTGGAAATTCAGCAACGCTGACACTCGCAGGAACGCTCACAACCGGCGTGCATACCGCATGGGTTGGAAACATCAAATCAATCGATCCCGGAGAATGGACGCTCGGAGAACGTCCGGTTGACCTTCTGGCCGACACAGGTTTCATGAGAGTGGCTCCGCAGGATCTGGCGACGCCAAACGAAGTCAGCGGCGTGGTGCTGTATTCGGCATCGGTCGGAATGCCGCCACTAAACAAAAACATTGGCACGGCAACAATCACGCTGCCGCAAGTATCAACGGCAACGTCTGGTGTTACTCGTGGCACGATTGCGGGCAATGCGTTCTTCAGTCGCGTCAAATTTCCAGTCTTGGCAAACAACGAAACAATGGAATCAGAGTTTTCGCTGAAGATGACCGGCGAATCACTCGCAGAAACAAGAGAGACCTGATGCAGATTACCTTGACAGACCATTTGGGCGTTTCGCCGGACGGAACGCCAGTTGATCACGGCCAGTGGATCGTGGCGTGCGATGGCGTGCAGGTCGGCTACCTTCAAAAGACTGAGGGCGCATGGCTGGCCTGCATTGTCCATATGGATGAAGACACCAAAGCCGAACTGATCGAGGCTGTCAGCAGGGCAGCAAAGTTGAAAGTGGGCGGGGCTGCAATCCCTGCAGATCCGGATCTGGAAACTGATGACGAGGGTGATGACGAATGACATTGACACGAGCGACGCTTGGGACATTGACCAAGCGGAAAACAATCGACGTTGACATCTGCGGGCATTCGGTGCGGTTGCAAAAACCGAGTCCACTGGATTATTCGCAGTACGTTACGGGCATGAGCAATTCAAAGGGTGAGCCGGACCTCAGATTGTTTCCAGAATCGATCCTGCTGCTGACCTCGCGCATGTGGATCGATGACGAAGGCAAGCGGGTATTTAGCGACAGCGAAACCAAAGAACTCGCAAACATTGATTTGGAGTTTTACGAAAAGCTGTCGTCTGAATGCCAGAACTACGCAAAGCCGGGGGCGTCGACAGCACTGGGGGAGTCAGAAAAAACCATCGTCTAAGGTTTGCCTGCCGAGTCTGTTTACAGCTCGGAATTGACGACCCTGAAGCGTGGTTGGATTCAATCACAGAGCGTGTCTTCGATGTGTGGTGGGCCTACTACCAGTGCGAGCCATTCGGATCGCATTGGGAACAGACAGCATCGATGGAGGCAGTAATCCATGCCAACACGGCAATGATGGCGGCGACTCGTGGCGTGAAGATGGAGCCGATGAGCGTGCTGGATTTCGTTCCGTCCGATTCGATGCCGTGGATGAAGCGGAAGAAAGCCAAAGCTGCTGGAGTTAAGCATCCAAAGATTCAGAGTCAAATTCTTCGACGTGCGTTTGGATTCTCATGACAACGATTACCGCACTGAATGTCCGTCTTGGAATGGACGTATCGAACTTCAGCCAGGGGGCCAACCTTGCAAAAGGTGAGGTCACTAAGGTTGCATCGATCATGCGGCAGTCGGTGCCAGCGTCGGAAAAATACAAGCAGGAGCTGGACCTGCTCAATCGGGCGTTTTCCGACACCGGCAAAAAATCCAGACAGTACGCAGACGCCCTCGCGTATCTCGACCAGAAGCACAAGCAGACAGCAGTATCGATTTCAAAAACCACCGAAGCGACAAAGAACGCTGGCAGTGCTGACGCTCAATTGATAGGGCAACTAAAGGGCGTCGCGGCAGCGTATGTCAGCCTGCAGACCGTTGCCAAAGCCATTAACCTTGCTTCACAGGTCGAGGATGCCACGATAGCGTTTGAGGTGTTGACGGGCAGCGCAAAAGACGGCCAGTTGCTGTTCGAGCAGATCCGAAAGTTTGCCGCCGAATCGCCGGTGACGTTTAGCAACGCAGCCGAAGCCACAAAGACAATGATGAGCTTTGGCGTCGCAGCTCAGGACGTGCAGCGGAATCTGCAGATGCTGTCCGATGTGACAGGTGGCAACAACGATCGATTCAAGATGCTGTCGCTGGCATTCTCGCAGACAACTGCTGCTGGCCGATTGATGGGTCAAGACCTGCTCCAGATGATTAACGCTGGGTTTAATCCGCTGCAACAGATCAGCAAGACCACCGGCGAATCCATGATTGAGCTGAAGAAGCGAATGGAGGACGGCGGAATTTCAGCACAGGAGGTGCGGCAGGCGTTCATGGATGCCACGTCGGAAGGCGGCATGTTTCATGGAATGACGGATCGACTGGCCGAAACGGTTAGCGGCAAACTGAACATAGCACTCAGTGACATGGAGCAAAAACTGGCAGCAGCCGGGGAAGCATTGGGGCCGCTGGTTATTCAGTTGCTTGATGCTTCAGAAGATTTGAAGCCAGTCTTTGAAGACGCGATTGTTCTGATTGGCATGTTTGCAAAAGGTGCAGCGTTCACCATTGCCTTGCTGAAAGATTTTGAAAAGGCAAAACGAGGAGACCTGAGCTTTTCAAAAACCAATGAGTTTCTTGATCGCATGGAAGAACGTGAACGCAAGGCCGCAGCAGATAAGGTGCAAGCGATAAATGCTGAGTTCGAGCAGCGTCAAGCCGCCGTCAATCATGTCGCCATCGCAGAACGCAAGGCTGCAGAAGAGGCAATGAAAGCCCGTCAAGCTGCGGTCGATGCTCACAAGAAGGCGATGGAAGACGCTCACAAGCAGCAGCAGAAGAACGTGGAGAAAGAACGTGCAGCACGACTAAAAGCCATTGAGGACGCTAAACGAGAGCAGGAACGAGCAGCACAGGCGGCCGAGGAACAATTCCAGCGAGACATGGAGAACGCTCGCAAGGCCGCGATGGACTATTTTGCAGAGCAGCAGAAGCAACAGGAACAACGCCGCGCCGATGTGGCTCGTGGCCCGGGTGCTGGCATGGAGGTAGGATCTGCTGAAGCTGCCAAGTTTCAAGCGGATCAGGTCAACAAGCAGATCGGGGCAGCCGCGGTTCCGGATCAACCAACGCCAGGCGAAACACAGATCGCGTGGAAGGCAGAGCAGCTTTTCCGCGAACAGCAGGCCACGAACGCGGCAGCACAGCGGCAACTGGCAGTGATGGAAAGCCTACTGAGAGAAACCAAAGAAAACGGATTCAGGAGAATCAGATAAATGGCAGACCTAAGCGGCATCACAGCAGTCAGGCCCACAGCCACGACACAAACAAAGATCGTGCAATACAACGCGACAGTGGCGGTCGGGCAAACGCTGGTCAAGAGCGGCACGAAGTATGTTCTGGCCGATGCAAATGCCTCCGCAGCACTGGCAGCGGCTGAGGGGATCGCAATGACTCCAGGCGTCGCGGACGGTTACGGAATCATTGCTTACGCTGGCTCAGTCATTTTGGTCGGGACGACGATGACTGTCGGGGAAACGTATGTTGTTTCCGACACAGCAGGCGGCATTATGCCAAACTCTGATAAGGCATCGACTGACTACATCACGAGACTTGGAACGGCAGCAACAACGACTCAGCTCAATTTGTCCGTGCAGGCAACAGGAATACAGGTGCCGTAATGGCGACAACGTTTCTCGGAGAACAAGGCGCAGGGAAATCATCTATCCGGTCCACCGGCGGGGTCGCGGTGCTGGAGGAGGAATTTCATTTTCTCGTGTTGGCAGATTCGGTCAATGAGAGCCGATTGAACGTTCTCAACACGACCGGATTGCCGATCGTCAACGTGAGCGTGTCAGCCAGCGGCTTTTGCATTTGCCGAACACTGGATGCAACTCGCCGCGAGGACCAGAAACTGTACTGGGATGTGACGGCATCATTCAGTTCAGAAGTATCAGAGGGCCAGTCGTCGTCAGCATCGTCCGGAACGAGCGTGAGTGCAAACCCGATTGAATGGGTTCCGGTTTACGAAACCAAATTCGAGCGACAGCAAAGAATAGCGACGCAGGATGTGGACGGGACGGTAATCGCAAACAGTGCTGGCCAGCCGTTTGAAAACGGAATCATGCTATCGAGCTTCGTTCCGATCTGGGAGTTCTATCAGTTTGAGTCAGACACAGACACGGATGAAGACGTGATCGGAAGAAATGAAGTGATCAACAATGGCACATTCAAAGGCAGACTAGCCGAAACGCTACTCTGCACGGTGCTGTCATCCGTTGTTGGCTTCTACTACGGCTCTCGAAAGCGATTGACGCGGTACGCATTGCGATACAACAGCAACACATGGAAGCACAAGCGGCTTGACGTGGGAACGGCATATCTCGAAGGCGGAAAGCTGAAGCCATACCTAGACGACAATTCAAACGTGATCCTCGGCGGGTTGAATGGATCTGGGGGCAAAGTCACTGCCGGAACGAAGCCGTCTGTCCTTGAGTTTGACATGTATCCGCAGGTTTCCTTTTCGAGCTTCCTGAGAGGATGACATGCCAGATGATCGCACCTACGGATTCAACGTCGACGATGCGGCCGCATTGCTGCAAAGCATCGGCACAGGGGAAACAACCTACCAAGAAACAAGGCCGCGCGGCGGATCAGCTCGGGTTCAGGTAGTCCTTACGACTGATCTGCTGGCCGCAGTAAACACCAAGCGAGATCCAAGCACGGCAACGGCCAGAATCCTCCGTAGAAAGACTGATGGAGACCTGACTCTGTCAACCGACTCAATCACCATCGTGAATCGGTTCACTCAAATCTCGGTTGATTCTGGCACGTATGGCAAAGCGGAATTGATCGATGGCGAATGGCAGCTATATGCCGCCGATTGTCCGGGTGGCTCAGCATCAGGGAGCGTGTAATGTTGATTGGATGCTGCCATTGTGGTCAGGAACCGCCGAGCGAATCTCGGAGTGCATCACAAAGTTTATCTCAGAGTGCATCGCAAAGCGG